CCAGCAGTCTTGTGAGTGAAGTCTACGTGGATTCTACCCTTGTAGTCAGTCGTGCCAGACAGCCACTTGAAGCGAGCCGTCTCCAGTGGTCCGATGATGACTATGGGGGTCTGTCCACCAGCAGAGCTTGGAAGCGCGGAAACGAAGTCTCCTAAGCCCGAACGCGGTCCGTTCCCGGCCTTGATGGTGATACCACCAGTGGTCTGAGCGGTGAGCGCCAGACGCAGCCACACGGCCTCGTCCACGTCGGCAGCATCGATGTACGCGCCGAGGGAGGCAGAGGCGATGGACTCAACGAATCTCACCTCACCGATCTCACCATCATTGTACGACCCACCGAGTTCGGGGAAGTTGATTTTCACTCTCGCCATTTAAGCCACCTTCCTACATGTCAAGAGAGCAAGAGCATCAGGCCAGTGACCCTTGCCACCAAACACAGCCAAACCCTTGCCGCAATCACCAACCCGTTTCTCAGGCCGGTACGCCTCCGCCTTGTTCGTGGAATCAGCGAACGTGGTTGCCATCGCATGACCAGCTATCACCTGGGTCTGAGTCTTGGAAGTCTCGGCCCCTGTTCCAGCATTGGTCGGGCAGTTGTTGGATTCAAGGACATCGAAACCAGCGGCCCTCTTGACCTGACCATTCAACAGCGCGTCTGTGGAACCTGATGCAGAGGCATCGGAGAACCGTTTGTCGGCTGCAAGGCGCTCAATGAACCAGGGAGGACAGATCACCCACCGGCCCTGCTTGGGGACATTGGCTTCGGACAGCACAGTCCCTAGCTGGAGCAGATAGTCGTAGGCCATGGCACCAGAGTCTACAGTGGTTGTAGGAACGATAGCGGTGGCATTGGAACCGATCTTGTTACCGGTAGCCACGTTGTTGTACATCTGGTTGGCAATGAACTGGTCGGCCACATCAGCCAGTCCCCATGCAGACTGCTGCATTGCACCATTCATCAGCGAAGGAGAAGTCTGCGCAGCATCCACATCATCCACAGCGAAGTTGAAGTATTTGGCCTGGGTGATGCTGAGAATCGCCTGGGAGTCCTCAAGGGCTTCGGGGTCAGAGATATCGCTGTCCTTGGTGTAGTCACCGATGGTGATCTCTCCGATGCTGGTTATCTTCAGCGTGCTTCCCTTGCCCTTGATCTCGCCCTCGTAGTCTCTGTTGATCACGTTGGGCTGTCCAAACACTAACGCATTCTGCAAATTATCAAGCAGACGTGCGCTCCAAATCGTCGGTATAAATCCTGTTACTGTCATCGCATCAACTACTTTATTTGACCAGCTTTTAGCTGTGCGCTGATATTAGCCCAATCCTTATTAATGGCATCAGGCGACATGGAGTGGAGTTCCTGTGCCGTGTAGATCTTCGGGGCGGAGTTCCCGTCAGGTGGATTGGTAGATCCTCCGAGACTGGGGCCGGGGCCGATGCTGCTCATTAATTTAGTCGCGCTTGCTCGCATCTCCTCTTCTGTCGCTCCTGTTATGAATTCGGTGAGGGCGGGAGGAACTTTAAGTTCGACCCCCACCTTGGACAGAATCGAAGTTCGGTCGTTGGCATCGACTTTGCTCTTGAGAGTTTCATTAAGGGCGGTAGCCTGTGCTAACTGATTCCTCAGTTCGGATACGGTTTGAATAAGCACCGATGGATCGCCTCTCGTCTCTCTGTCCCTGGCAAGTCGCTCGCTGACGATTCTATCAACATCGGCCTGAGTGAATTTCTTTTCATCGTCCGGCATAATATTAACCAACCTTTAACGGCAGTTGTTTGCCTAGTAATAACGGGTACGTTTATCCTATTTAAGCGTGCCCGCCGTTGCGGGCAAATTCCAGGTTCTTCTCAATTCGCTTGCGATAATCCTCGGCAAGTCCATGTGTTGCGAGGATCTTCTTGTTCAATTGTTCTGCAAGCTTCATCTTACCCGTGTAGTACGCACAGAGCGCAACTTCATCCCATAACACAACATTGTAAAGATGAGGCTCACAGAACATGTATTTGTTGTCAGGTTTGCACTTCAGTGCCATCTGTCCGAACATGTATCCAATGTTGTACTTCTTCTCCGTTCTATAAATCAAACACAGTTTGTATAGCGGTTCGGCGCGTCTTGGATCTTCGTTGTGCGCGTTCAGGAAGTTCGCAACCGCATGGTCCACAGCATGGAGTGTGAAAGCGATGTTGCCCAACTGGTAGTAGGAGTAGTATATTTCGTCGTTGTTGGAGCCGCCCCCCATCTGCGTGCGGGATCGGAAGTACTGGATCGCATCTTTGTATTCTCCTGCACAGAACAGGGATTGTCCCATGTAGAACGTCGATCTTGGTATATCACAATCCGGGTTTGTCTCCATATCTTCTCTGATCATCCTGGCGTGTTCTTTGTACTTGTTTGGATCTTTGGATGTTGCACCAGTTCCATATGACTTGATTGTTAGATAGCATATGAAGTCTGTCTTCCATGGAACAGATGCGGTTGGATATTCATGTACAGCGCCTCTGTAACGCCAGTTCAGTCTGGTGGAGAATAGTCTGTGCTGTCTGTATGTACACAACCCGCCTTCACCCAACTCAATGTTCATCTTGTATGAGTCTGCTGTGAGTTGTGGCATTGTTCCTTTGCATATGAATTCATCATCTGCATCAAGCACTAACATGTAGTCTGCTTTTGTATCAGCCACCTTGAACACTTCACTTCTATTGTATCCGTAGTTCTTGAATGGGATATCAAGCAATTCACCAGGAACACCAGCCATTTCTTTTTCTATTATTTCCTTGGTGTTATCTGTCGATCCAGTGTCTGCAATCACCCAATAATCTATGTACGGCTTCACTGAACGAAGCGCACGTGCTATTACATGCGCCTCATTCTTCACTATCATGCACAAACATATTGTAGATTTCATATCGCATCTCTCACTTCATCTGATCAATATGGTTCTCATCGGGAGTAAGATCGGCCCTGGGCTGTTTGCCCTCGTTTCTAAGCCGCGCTCCAATAGGCGACTGCTCCCTTGGTGCATCTGGGATTTCATTTGCCATCCGGTCAAGCTCGGCCTGGGCCTCTTCCATTGTACAATCATCCAGCCTCATGATCGAGGAAAGCTTGCTCGTCAAACCGCTGTTCTTCCTGGCTTGCTCTACCGCCGTTTCTTCCTTCACGTCACGTGGTAATCCATCCTGCCATCCAACCCTGTGTAGCGTCACTACAGTGGCCCCTGAGAGGTGCCCATTTACATCGAGTGTGGAAGCCGCCGCCAGCATCCGTTTTAGTGGCACGTCGAATGTCGTCCTGATCCGACTGGTCTTAGCCAGAGTCCTGACAAGCAATCTCCTCCAGGCCGACCCGCTGACTTGCATACCCTGGGTGTAGTCACCAAGGGCGGCTGGTGTAAGATCAGTGACCTTGTACAACATGTCGGTGATTCTATCCATCTCACTAAACGATGAGTTCAACTTCCCATCCCATGTGATGTATGTCGGCTTGAGTTGTGGATCTCTTATTGGGAAGAAACGCCCGTTTAGTTTCAATGTTTCTTCACCAGTCTCCATGTCAATGCTCAACATATTATCAGGCCCCGCCATAATTGGTCTGGCGTGTATGTCGAGTATAGACGCGACCTTCAGTATGCGCACCACAAGCTCATGTACAAGGTTCTTCATGTTTGCGAAGTCGTCTGTCATGTTGTTCACAGCGAACACCAATGGGTACGGAACGCCAGTGTCCACAGGAGATGATGAGAAAACTGGAGATTGATACTTGCGCGATGTATTCAACGGAACCGCGTGATCTATCTGATTACCATTCATCCAGTACAGTTGGTGTTGTATCTGGCCCGGAGTATGTATCTCCACCTTCAACAACTTCGCTTGTGCAGATCCTATCTGTTCAACAAACGTCCATGCGAGAACATGTGCAGTATATTCATCTTCGTTGTCTGGATCAACTATGGGGAACCATATCGACGGTTTAATGTTCTCGATAACAGATCCCGGCTCTTTGTGTTCCATTCCTTTGAATCTTACTTTCATTACGGCGCTGTTGTACTTGATCATGTTCACAGCGGCTTTGTATAGTACAACATCGAGATTAGAACGCATCCGAATATTATCCAGAGTATTCTGTTCAGCATCATTTGCACCTGTTAATCGTGGAGGCTCGCTGCACAAGAAGTCTGCATACACGTTGCACACGACAAGGAACCAATTGAACTCCAACTTGCGCCTTCCATATGGTATAGACGAGAAGCTTGAGAGAGTGGCATCAACTTGCGTTAAGTCCTGCATGTCCCACATATCATGCCACACATTGTGAAACTCTCCCTTGAACAACTTCTCATTCTCTGTGTACATTGCCAATCTGTCATTCTCCGATGGTGGCGGAAAAATTTCACCAGGGTGTAGCCAATTAAGGTTGGTCAACATAATGTATTCAATAACGGGCATCGTATTTAAGGCCGACCTTTAGCCGCCAAAAAACGGGTAGGTGAGGGGAGGAGAGAAAAGAAGAACGGAGAGGAAGCAGATGATGAAGAAGAAGATGAAGGTAGGAGGAGGATAAGGATAAAGATAAGGATAGCACTGTAGTATATACATTGTTACTAAGAACGCATGGTTATCATAACACTAAGGTACATAGTTAATTCAAAGTGAATTAACTACGTATCTTAGTGCATCAATTGGGTGATCATCCTCTTTGATCACTTCATCCTGCATCATATCAGGATTCCAACTGTACGTCTGCATACATCGTATCAACCAGGGACATTGCGCAGTGATCACGAGATCACCAACACTAATCATCGTTGCTATCTTTCTTATTCCATTCAATACATCATTGTCGGCTGGTCGTGCCTTGCGCATACCATCCTTATTCAATTGAAGTATGAACGAAGCAGCAGATGGATCAACCTCGATTGTACTAGCATACCGGGCTACTCTCGGCGCATGTTCCACAGCCTGCGGCTGTGGCTCATGCGCCTCGTTATGATAACCATGCATTCCGCACGCGGGCGCGGCGCGGGTGGTGCTCTCTCCTTCACTACTCAATCTTACTTTACTTATATCATCCATACTTTCATTCAAATCAACTTTACTTTCCTCAATTCCACCACTTTTGTTCTCATAAGCCTCTACCCCTGATTCCACCAATATGCGTTGTAATCTCTCCGGTTGTATCCAATTACCGCCAAGGTATGCTGCAAGATCTTTACTATATTCACCATCTGTCTTCTGTTGGCACATCACGGTTGAATCCCAGTAGTACTCGTTAGTGGCGTACCACACTGGCCGTGTGCGCCCAGGGACTAGATACTTCTCTATCGACACGAATGCAGTAGGATTGAATGTTCCGTAGTCTATACCAACTCTCAGTTCCTTTGGACGCAATGTTGGTGGTGGTGACTGAACAACATGCTTAGTTGCATCGAAGTTTGAGAACACGATGCCACTTGCTGCTACCCAGTTGCCAAGTATGTTCCTGTCATAGAACACCGTGCCTATTGGATTCTCGCGTATGATTGCTTGCTTATAATCATCATCCAACCACGGATTGTCATCAAGTGTGAAGTGCCATAGCGCAATGTCGAGATGTTCAGCACGCTTGATGTAATCTCTGTATAGATAATGTCCTGGTCCAGCAGGATTGCATGTGCCATACACACACGCCCCTGGATCAGACAACCTACTCATCAAAGTCTTGGTAAACGATTCTGGTACATGTATCCACTCGTCTACATATGCACGCAGTAAACTCTCACCTTCAATGCGTTTGTACGCATCTATCTTGTCTGCACCTTCCATCCATATTGTTCTGCCGAAGATGTCTACTTCCTTGCGTTGCATACGCACTTCGACATTCTTCTTGCCGACCATACTCTTAATTGGTGTGATGACATTCCTAACCAGTGAGTTGATGGTGTTGCCTACCATCAACATGTTTCCATCAGGAAGTGTCAGAACATCCTTGATCCACTTCAGATCCACCGCTATTGACTTGCTGCTCCTCCAACTCCCCCACAGTATATTCATGCGCTTCGGCTTCGATACTATGAACTGTGCTTGCTTCCCCACTGGTACATGCAACTCCATTGTTATTCACCGTAATGTTTCCTTCCATCTTCTGAAACAGTGCAATCAATGATGCCTTTGCATCTTCGTCCCCTTTACCATTCTCAACTTGGAACTTGTCAATCAATATACCAAGTGATACTGTCAGATCACGCATATCTCTAGCTGGCAGTGTCTCCCTTGACATCATGCGTGCAACACGATCAAGTGATTGTGACAACAACCCCAGTCTGCGTGATGACTCAAGGTATCTTGAGTATTCATCAAGTCCATCTCCTATCGTTGCCATCTTCAACTTGGTTAGTATTGTGTCAGACAGTTCGTGTTGATGCTTTCGTGCTACACGAACAACAACACCACGATCTCTGCCTACCAACTTCCCTACCATGTAGGGACTCTTACCTTCGAGTAACAACATCAACATGCGATTCTCTTCATCGCGTGTCACCTTGTTCCTCTGTTTCTTCTTGTCTGTCATAACAGTCTCCATATATAATGCAATCGTATATGTTCACCATATATATAATCGAAGGTTAGCATTCCGCAAACCTCGACTCAAATTGCCATACTCCACAGGATGGATGTGACATCCTGGGGCCTCGTGACACGTGCGACACATGTGACAGGCAGTAGAGGTTAAACGACATATATAGAGCGTAATTATGCACAAATACGTGAAACGCATTATATAGGGGAATTACCTACCACCGCCAGTCACAGGAGTCACTCGTGTCACAGACCGCTCAAGCGCACAGCCCACAGTCACAACATTTGGAGCGACCGCCCTTGATCAACACATACAAGAAAGCAATCAGTAAAATACCCATGGAATCAACCATTCAATTCACCTCCTCGCTATCTGGAGTAGGTCGATCAATCTTACCAAGTGTTGGAACATCCAGGCCATTCATCTCCGGGGCTTCCCCACATCTCCCCTGTGGAAGCTGGACTTGGCCGGGAGCACGCGCCTTCAGCGTGATCCCAATGTAATATCGGCCATCCCTCTCATGCACGTAATCGATACCACTGGATGCAAGCGATGACTTGACACGCTTACTGCTATAGGGGTACTGCCCCTCCTGCACGCAGTAATCCTTGTATGCATCATATAACTCCCCGGACTTGATCTTTAAGCCACCGAGTTTACTGATAACACACTCCTGGTTTACAAACGAGAGCAGCGAGTTGCACTCCACTTTGTAATCTTCCGTCGCAGAACTTATACACTTTGGTGGGTGCAACCCCTCAGTCACGTACATAGCGTAACCCCTGATAGCCCAGTTTAGTATCCCTGATAGTTCGGTCTTGAGCCGATCTTCTAACTTGCGATCTTCCCGGCCAACAAATGAAACCGTGAATGGAATTAATCTGACACGATCCCAGGCACCGCTGTTGGTTTCTGTGATAAGCGGCCTTGTGTTGCCAGCCAACCAGAGCTTCAATTCAGGTAGATATTCAATCTGTCTTTGATGCAGTGTGCGGCAACGGAT